TTTCTATAATCCATAACATCGTAATCAAATACATTTTGATATTCTGTAGCATTAGAGGCAGATCCTTCTTTTGTTATAGTGTGCCGCGGGGTTTTGGTAAATAACCCAGTTAGTGATTGACCTATTAAATTACCGGATGTATATTTTAGAGCCGTAATAGTGGATATAAGTGTATGATCAAATAGTTCAAATTCAGCTATACCATTTTCACCGCCAGAGAGTGGAGTGAAGGTACCAGATAAAGAACCGGATAATACTGCAGTGTCTCCTGTGTAAACCGGATACTTAGTTTCATAAAAATTACCAGATAATATTGCAGAAGTACTAACATAAACTGACTCAGGCGTATTGCCTATAAATTCAGGCCCTGGGCCGCGGGGGTTGGTCCCAGCGAGTTTTTTAGCATTTGTATCTAGACCTGTATTTGCTAAAGTATAAAGTAAATCTAATCTTATACCTTTATTAGTTTCATACATGTCAGAATCAAAAATTAAAAACTCTCTAGTAAATCCTGCGTATTTGGTAAAGTATTCTACAGCAATTTGTATGTTTTCTCTAAGTTGATCAGTATGAATCTCTAAACTTATTACTGGATATCCTAATGTTCTCTTTATTCTATCCCCCAGTCTATCATATGTTTCGACCTTTGAATTAAGGTTAGTTGATAAGAACGCAGAAAGAGGTTGAATTGTGCATGCAAGTGCCATAAAATTATTTATTCTGGCATAAATAATAATATGCCAGAAGCTCCAACTAGTAACAGTGATTATAATTATTTTAACAACAACCAGTGTAGGTCGTTCGGAATGGGGTTAGCAGCAACCACGTTAACTAGGCTTTCAGGTACTGATGTTGCAGCTCCGTTTGTTGGTCAGGAGTGTTCGGAAGCTATTATTATAAACTCTACAGGAGGTATACTCTGGTTATATGATAATAATTATTCCCTTGAAGAACACGCATTAAAAATTGTCGATGGGGCCACGTTTACAGTTAGAGGTCTTACAAATGTAAACCAGGTATCAGCATATGCTGAATCCGCTGGTGCAGTATATTACAGGACGCAATACTTTAGCTATAACCCGAGTAGGTAAATTAAGCTATAGGTTCTTCCCCGGCTGGTTCTTCAACTTCAGCTGCTACCTCTACCTCTTCACCACCGACATCAGCTGGACCTCCGCCAAATTCCGGGATTGCACCGCCACCGACACCGGCTCCCTCACCACCGACTGCTGCATCAGTCTCTGCTACCTCTCCAGCTACAGCTACTTCTTTCCAGGCAGGACCAGCAGCTTGAATCTGCCCCAACTCCCACATAAGTTCAGCGTCTTTTCTTAAAAATTCTCTGTTAGCAAGTATATCTCTATCCTTCCACCCGAGGTATTTTTTCTGTGCATATGTCGAAGAAACAAATTCACTCGAAGCTAAATTATTAAAGTTACCAGCTTTAAGCTCAAGCCTTTGATTTTCTCTTAGTTCGTAAAAATTGGTAGGTACATTAAAGTCAACCTCAAAATTCTGTTCGTTGAGTTCTAATTTTTCAAATATGCCCATTAGGGTCAGGTGTGTAATATAACCCTTTCTAATACCAGCAGCAAACCTTTGCTGCTGTCTCATTACAAATCTAGCAAATTTAAGCTCTTCTCTTAAAATAGTTGAACCATCTGCAGATGCTTGGTCATTTGGATCTAGCCTTGTTGAAGGCACTTTAAGAGCTCTATAGAGCTTCTTAATAAAGTACATTAGATCTGATAATTCACCGAGGTTAGCGCCCCCCGCGAGTTGATCAACAGTTGTACCTTCAGAGCCCTGACGTTTTGCAAACCAAAACGCATCTAGCATAGATTGTGGATTGAATTTCTTTACCACATCAGTTTGATCCATATCAAATGTTTTTCTGGACCAGTAGTTTTGAATAAGTTTTTTCAAATAAGCCTCCGCTTTTGGAGGTGGCATATTACCTACATCAACATTAAACACAAGACGCTCCGGAGCTCTTACTAATCTATAAATTACAATTGCATCTTCAATTAAGGATAATTGCCTGTACGGCCTTCTCGCGTTTTCTAGAAACGGAACTACAAAGTTTTTTGTTTCGTTATATACACCAGAGTTAACATACATAATCTGGTTTTGATCCATTGGAATAAATTCAACCTTCTCTACTTTATTTGGCTGAGATTTATTAAAAATAGGCTTTCTATATATAAAGCCTTTAACTAGCATATTTTGTATATTATTATATACTGGGTCGATAATTTCTGCTGGTAGATTAATAACACCTAATACTCCATCCTTTACATACTCCTCATGCACTATCTGCTCGAAATATACTTCTCCCTCGACTAATAATTGTCTAAAGTATTGCCACCCTTTATTTTTTAAATCATAATACTCTACATATCTATGAAATTCTTTGTCAAGCAATTCTTTCTCGTCAACAGTTAAATCAATATCTTTTAATTGCAGCGATGTAATCCATCCGGTTTCGTCCGGATTGATTGTTTCATCACAAATCTCATCTAATGCATCAGCTACTTCAGAATAAGCCGCTATAATGCGATAATCGCGGAGTCTTCCGGCTTTATCTTCTTGAATGTTGGCATACATTACATCACCAAATGATGAATCTTTTGCGAAATCACCAATAGGTATGTTATTATACGGATTAGAGGAAGAGATGGAAGCTTTTGCAAGAGCTTCTGCTCTTCTTACACCGGCCTGTTTAAATATTTTATACTTAGGATTAAGCGCGTCTCCTTCAGGCTCTGCAACATTGGCATAGGGCAACCTATTCTGAATATATTGAATAAGATTTCTACCAAATGTTGAGGCGCGCCCATCGTTGGTTACATGGGAGGAATTTCGCGATGACGATGTTGATGAACCGGTTCCAGGCATTGTATATATTTAGTCTAGATTGAGGATAGAGCTAGTGGCTTGATAAGAGGAAGCCCACCCAGCTTTGTTTGCTGATACAAAGGTAAATTTACCAGATCCGCTTAGGGTTGAAGTAGGTAAAAATATGCTGACTATGCTTTGACTTGCTATACTATAAAGATTGTCATTTAATTTATATGCGCTAATTGTATCAGATTTTGCAGAAGTAAGTTTTTGATAATCAGTAAAAAAGTTAAGCCTATTAGCGCTTATATAGAGAGAATTGCTATAATTAAGTGCATGACCATAGAGTATAAAATTATTATCATGACTTGAAAGAATAGTAACTTCGTTTCTTAATTCTTCAAATAATCCTGAAGTTGAATAATATATATTGGTAAATTCAGGTATACCAGATACTGTTATAGTTTCTGTATAGTTAGTGGGTATGTCATCATTATAACCTGAAAGGGCGGCATACCCTTGTTCAGTATAGGACTCAACACTAGTAACTTCATCAAGCGGTGAATATATTCTATTTTGTAAATCTACATTTATAAATCTACTATCAACTTTATAGATGTTGCCGGTTGTACTCTTTTCTTCCGGGAACAACCACCCTTTTATAGTAAAGGAAGTATCTACAGCAATTCTAAATTTATCAGAATAAGTCGTATCAGTTGGTGTTGAATAGTTTAAATTGCCATCCCATAATACTTCGCTTCTAATCTCTTGATCATATGTAAATCCATAATCAGCAGGTACTTTCCATGATAAAATAATATATGGGTTATTATATGGTACAAAATTTGAAACAATCTGATCAACATCTTGCATATACCTCGCTAGTATTGACATATTAACCTCTAAATTTACCGGGACTGGCATTAAAAATTTTCCAGACATTTCTGGGTTTTGGATTTCTGTCCCTGGTAAATAAGAAGTCGCCACCTTGTTAAACACCCGACTCTCATCTCGAGATATACTAGTAAGGTTTATAGCAACTACCGGTAGAGTTAAGTTTTGCGCTTTATTAATAATGTCATACATTACACGTTGTTTTGGAGCAAACACATAGCGTACTTCCACATTTTGCTTTGCATTTCTATCTTTATTAAATCTGCTTATTACTACATCATCAAATGCAGCTACAAACTGTGTTAGTAGATTTTTAATTTCAAAATGAAATGCTCGATTCTTCATATTGTCTTATATATTTATTACAAAAACCTATCGATAAAATATTTTGGTAGTTTATGCCTGTTATTTACAACGCTTTCTACTATAGCCCCGTCTAATATATAGGTTACACAATAATCCTTTTTCGATCTTACACCCCGTCCACATGATTGAATTAACGAGCATAGCATTTTATTAATATACCAATTGAAGTCATCGTTCATTAGCTTTTCAATGCGCTTATCTTTCGTTGGTAAATAGGGAGCTTTAATAATAATTTGAAATCTAGCTAAATCATCTTTCAAATCAACGCCGTGTGACATAGATGGTGATATTAATACTGTAGGGCTGTTATTCTGTAAATGTTGTTCTAGCAACATTTCATTACGCACTCCGGGCTCTCTAATTAAAAATCTTGAGCCATTTAACTTGTTTGATAAAAATTCAGTAATAGTATTGTTTCGTGTATGAATAATACCTTTATCATTTTTATGGAACTCACAAATTTCTTTTATTTGATCTACTATTTTAGGTAGACTACGCTTTAAGTTATGGTAGTTTAATTTAACTTTTGTATTGCAATAGATGGGAGCATTTTTTGGATCGAAAGATGACTCGGCTTCAACATATTTAAACTTATCTATACCCAAACTCTTACAGAAATTTGAAGGGTCTATAACTGTCGCCGACATTAGAATTACTTTATCTGCATATTTAAATAAATGATTAGAGAGTTTATTAACTTTTAGTGGCATAAAGGTAATACCATCTTTACTTGTCTCAAAAAGATACTCACTATCATTCCAAGTTTCAATAATTAAAGAGAGTTTAGAGTGTAGATTTCGTATACCTATTAGTTGTTTTCTTGTCTCAATTAGAAATTTTTTATTATTAAGAGTGTGGGTATTAGCACTGTTAATAACATCACGAAGTTCATCTTTTTTATCACTTAAATCAAGCAATAAATTACTAATCCATTTTAT